CTCACGGAATATTTATTTTACCTGCTAAAGATGGAATCAATTAAAAGAAAAGCTAGAGTCATACCTTTTGGATATAAACTAGCCGAAGATACAGATTATATTGAACCAGTTCAAGAAGAACTAGATGCTTTAGAAGAAGCAAAACAATATTTAAATAATTGTTCGTATCGTGAAGTAGCAAGATGGTTAACTTTAAAAACAGGAAGAACTATTACACATACTGGACTTAGAAAAATTATAAATAAAAGATGGACATCCCACCACCTAAACCAAAACAAAACCTCGGAAGAAAACGAGGAGTAAAACAACAACAAAGAAATCTTAGTGTAGCAACTAAAGCAAAACAAGCCGCTAAAAGAGTTATCAAAAAACAAGATGACAAAATTAAAAAGGCAAATAATCTTTTACATAATGCTAGAAAGAAAAAAGAATTAATTCTTAAAACAGATAGTGCTTTAAAAGGAAAAGATTCTGCAGTAATGACAAACAAGGAAGTAGATACACTTCCTCCAAATGTTCAAGAACATGTAGAACAAAATATAATATTTCAACCTAATGATGGGCCACAAACACAATTTCTAGCCGCATCAGAAAGAGAAGTATTTTATGGTGGAGCAAGAGGTGGAGGTAAATCTTACGCCATGTTAATTGACCCACTTAGGTATTGTGATAAAGCACATCATAGAGCATTGTTAATTAGACGTTCAATGCCAGAACTTAGAGATATGATTAATCATTCTCAACGTTTATATGGTCAAGCATATCCCGGTGCTAAATGGAGAGAGCAAGAAAAAGAATGGCGATTTCCATCTGGTGCTAGAATTGAATTTGGTTACGCAGAAAACTTAACGGACGTTCTTCGTTACCAAGGTCAATCATACACATGGATAGGTATAGATGAGTTACCTCAATATCCTACTCCAGAGATTTACAATTTCTTACGTTCCTCCCTAAGAAGTGTAGACCCCGATATTCCTGTTTATATGCGTGCTACAGGCAATCCGGGTAATGTAGGGTCATTATGGGTCAAAGAGATGTTTGTAGACCCTAGTGAGCCAAATAAAGCCTTTGACGTGCATATTGACACAATGGCAGGTAGAAAATCTATAACAAGAAGATTTATACCGGCTAAGTTACAAGATAATCCGTATCTAATGCAAACGGATGATTACATGATTATGTTATCATCTTTACCAGAAGTACAAAGAAAACAATTTTTAGAAGGAGACTGGAGTGCATTTGAAAATTCGGCGTTTCCGGAATTTGATATGTCTGTCCATGTTGTTCAGCCTTTTGACATTCCCAGTAACTGGCTCAGATTCAGAACATGTGACTGGGGCTATTCATCTGCGGCTTGCGTTCTTTGGATTGCAGTTGACTTCGATAACAATTTCTGGGTATACAGAGAACATTATACCCAACGAGTTACAGCAGATGTATTTGCCAGACAAGTCATGGAAAAAGAACACAACGAATATATTCGATATGGAATCTTGGACTCTTCAACTTGGGCAAAGCGAGGGGATGCCGGCCCTAGTATTGCAGAAACAATGATTAGAGAAGGTTGTAAATGGAGACCCTCCGATAGGTCACCAAGAAGTAGAGTAGCAGGTAAATTAGAATTACATAGGTTACTAACTAAAGATTTAGATACAGGCCAACCTAAATTAAAAGTTTTTTCTAATTGTATTAATCTTGTTAGAACAATGCCTATGTTACCCGTGGATAAAAACAATCCAGAAGATGTAGATACACATGCAGAAGACCATGCTTATGATGCACTTCGATATGGTGTTATGAGTAGAACTGTACATCCTAAAAGTTATGATGCAAATAGATATACAGAAAAAGAAAAATTTAAACCGGCAGATAGAGTATTTGGATATTAATGCAAAGACCAGATAAAATTAAAATAGGTTATCGAGATTATAAACTTGAAGAATGGAAACAAACTGTTGCTAGTGCAAATGAAGCACAAGGACAGTTTTTTGCTAAAGAAGGTGTAATAGGTTACACTGCAGAAGAAACAGGAGTTTCTCATGCTAATACTTTAATTCATGAAATACTACATGCAATTGTGTATCAATGGAATATGGAATTAGAAGAGAAGGATGAAGAGAAATTAGTTAATGGGTTAGCTAATGGCTTGACAACAATATTTGTAGATAATCCAAAACTAATGGATTTTTTAAAAGATAAAATTAAGGAGGGCTAAATGCCACAACCAGTATTAACAAAATACAAACAGGGTGACCTTGGTGCTGATTATTCAAAAGATAAACCAGTAGGTGAAAAGTTAGATATGAGTATTCAAGCTAACTATGAAACTAGACCAACAGATTTCCCAAAGAAAACAGAAAACAAAGTTGAAGCATCTTTTATGAAGATGGCTAACGAAAAAGATTATTAGGAGAATATTATGGTAATGAAAATGTATAAACAAGGCGAAGTTTCAGAAGTTTCTGATACACTTATGGCAAAAGAAAAACCACAAGCAGGATTATTAAAAATGTATTCTAGCGGTGAATTATCTAATGTTGCCGATGGTGCACCTGCAAAAGAAAAACCAGAAGCAGGAATGTTAAAAATGTATTCACAAGGTGAGTTATCAAAAGTAGCAGACGGAAAATAATTAATGGCTAAAAAAGATACAGCAGATATCTTAGCTTTAGGTGATAAGGAAGATAGTCCAAAACAAGAATATGATGTTTCGGGTCTTGCCGGTTTAGTTAAAAGCAAATTTATTGATGCAGAAAATGCTCGTCAGTTTGATGAGCAAAGATGGTTAAGAGCGTATAGAAACTATAGAGGAGTCTATGGTAACGATATGGCATTTACTGAATCAGAAAAATCAAAAGTATTTGTTAAAATAACTAAGACTAAAGTTCTTGCGGCTTATGGACAATTAATTGAAGTTCTATTTTCTAGTGGAAAATTTCCAGTAGGAGTAGAGCCTACACCTGTTCCAGAAGGTATTGCAGAATATGCTCATATATCTAAAAATAAAGAAGCTCAACCACAACAACCAGAAAGTCCTTATGGATTTCCCGGTGATGGTAATGAACTAAAACCCGGAGCTACAAGTATACTTGGGGGTTTAGAAAAAGAATTAGGTAGTGCAGGTTTTGTAGAAGGTGCATCTAAAGATGGTAAATCAGAACCACAAATTAGTCCTGCAGAAATGGCTTCTGCTAATATGGAAAAATTAATTCATGACCAACTAGAACAATCTAGTGCAGTAAATGTTTTAAGACATGCTTTATTTGAAGCGGCTTTACTTGGTACAGGAATTATTAAAGGGCCATTTACTTATGAACAATCTAGTCACAATTGGACTAAGAATGAAGAAACAGGTAAAAACGAATATACCCCTAAAACAAAATTAGTACCTAGAATTGAATCTGTATCATGTTGGGATTTTTATCCAGACCCAGATGCTGTAACATTAGATGATGCTGAATATGTAATTCAACGTCATGTATATACACGTTCTCAAGTTAGAGATTTAATGAATAGACCTTACTTTAGAAAAGAAGCTATTCGTAATTCTTTAGATATGGGGCCTAGCTATGAAGCTAGAGGATATGAATCATCTTTACAAGATAGAGAATCTACAGATGAGTTTGATAAAAACAGATATGAGATTTTAGAATTTTGGGGTACAATGGATACTCAACTTGCTATGGAAGCAGGTTTAGATTTAGATGATGACATGGATGATATGGATGAAGTCCAAGTCAATTGTTGGGTGTGTAATGGTAGTATTATTAGATTAGTACTAAATCCATTTACACCAACAAGATTACCTTATTTAGTTTGTCCATATGAAATTAATCCTTATCAATTTTTTGGAGTAGGTATTCCAGAAAATATGGATGATGCACAAACAATTATGAATGGTCATGCAAGAATGGCTATTGATAATTTAGCACTAGCAGGTAATTTAGTATTTGATATTGATGAAACTATGTTAGTACCGGGTCAAGATATGAAAGTCTTTCCGGGTAAAATATTTAGAAGACAAAGTGGTATGCCGGGTCAAGCTATACATGGTGTTAAATTTCCAAACACATCTACAGAAAATTTAATGATGTTTGATAAGTTTAGACAGTTAGCAGATGAATCAACTGGTATTCCATCATATTCACATGGTACAACTGGCGTACAGTCTACAACTAGAACGGCGGCAGGTATGTCTATGTTAATGGGAGCGGCGGCTCTTAGTATAAAAACAGTTATTAAAAATATTGATGATATGCTTTTACGACCTTTAGGTGAAACATTGTTTGCATGGAACATGCAATTTAATGAAGATACACCAGAAATAAAAGGTGATTTACATATTAAGGCAAGAGGCACAACATCACTGATGCAAAAAGAAGTAAGGTCACAAAGATTAATGACTTTTTTACAAGTAGCATCAAATCAAAATTTGGCTCCGTTTGTTAGATGGCACTCTATATTATCTGAGATTGCAAAGTCACTTGATATAGAACCAGAAAAGTTAATAAATGACCCAGAAAAAGCGGCTATCTTTGCAAAAAT